GCAACCATATTGCACCATCCGTAACGTCCGTATTTATTCGACACAACTAAGCGCAAGTCAACTTCAGGCGGCGACAGCATGAAAGCCATCTATCTTAAATTTCCTTCTGAGGTTGATGTGTCAGAATATGTTGGTAGAGATGTAGAAGGCATTTCAGTAGATGTTGTTGGTGCCATTGAAGGTGTAGAAGGATGGCATGTAAACATGCTAGTGCCTGACACCTTTGATATGTTTGCTGAATTTGAGATAGTCCCTGTCTCTCCTCGTAGGGTGTTTGGAGGATGGTGATTTTAGGTTTGTTAATAGACCTATTGCTGGCCTCTGTGTTGTTTGGGCCAGCGCACCTCACACTAGATTTAAAAACACACGAAGAGCAGCATTGTGTTGAGTTTAACATTCCTAAAGAAAAGTGGATTTATAACTACACTCATGACGCTTTAGGAATATGCAGTAGAGCAGTGGGTGGTCTTGCTGAAGGGTGTGCCATCTCTGATGGAGTTACATGCACAATAGTGTTACCAGAAAGGTATAATGAAACCAAGTAAATCTGACAAAGATGCAATCCGCGCACGCGCAGAGAGCGACTTGTTGTTTTTCATTAAGTTGGTAGCTCCACACCGTGTTATGGGAGCTATTCACGAAGAGTTGTGTTTATGGTGGACACGGGATGACGCTAAAGATAACCAGCTTGTCTTGCTTCCTCGTGACCACCAGAAGAGTGCCATGATTGCTTACAGGGTGGCTTGGTGGCTTACACGGCACCCTGAAACTACCGTGTTGTATGTCAGTGCTACAGCAGACTTGGCAGAGAAGCAACTTAAGGCCATTAAAGATGTATTCACTAGTGACATCTATCGTTTCTATTGGCCTGAGATGATACAGGAGAATGAGAATAAACGGGAGCGTTGGGCAGTGGATGAAATATCTGTTGACCATCCTAAGCGTAAAGCGGAAGGTGTGCGAGATGCTTCCATCAAAGCCTGTGGCCTTACAGCTAACATGACTGGCCTCCATTGTAATGTGGCAGTTATGGATGATGTGGTGGTGCCGTCAAATGCTTACACTGAGACAGGGCGAGAGCAGGTGAGGGCCACCTACTCCCAACTCTCCTCCATTCAAACCACAGGTGCTAAAGAGTGGGTAGTTGGAACACGTTACCATCCTAAAGACCTCTACTCCGACTTGATGGAAATGACAGAGAGTTTTTATGATGAAGAGGATAATGAGGATGTAGAACACCATGTGTATGAGGTGTTTGAACGTGAGGTGGAAACAAACGGAGAGTTTCTGTGGCCTAAGCAGCGTCGTAAAGATGGCAAGACGTTTGGCTTTGATGACCGTGAACTTGCTCGTAAGAAGGCTAAATATTTAGATGTGACACAATTCTTCGCTCAATATTACAACAACCCTAATGCGGTTGAAACACAATATATGAGCAAGGATAATTTTCAATGGTTTGATAGGGATAAAGTTGAGAACATTAGTGGTGTTTGGTATTTTGGTGACTCTCCTCTTAACGTATATGCTGCTATTGACTTTGCTTTCACCGTTAACGCTTCATCAGACTATACGGCTCTTGTTGTTGTAGGAGTGGACGAAGATAATAACATCTACGTGCTAGACATTGACCGCTTCAAGACAAACAAAATTAGTGTCATGTATGAGAAGGTGGAGTCAGCATACAAAAAGTGGAAGTTTAGAAAGGTGCGGGCTGAGGTAGTGGCAGCGCAGAGTATGATTGTCACTCAGTTCCGAGAGTATATGCGTAGTCAGAACATCGTGTTCACCATTGAAGAATACAACCCTCCGCGTAACATGAAGAAGGAGGAGCGCATTAGCGCCATCCTAGAACCGCGCTATACAAATAAAATGATTTGGCATTACAAAGGTGGCAACTGCCAAACACTAGAAGAAGAGTTGATGATGAGCAATCCTGAACATGACGACATCAAAGATGCTCTAGCTAGTGTGGTGGAAATAGCAAAACCCCCTATAGCTAATGCAGGATTTTGGAAACGTAAGAAAGAGAAGAATGTTGTTCATGCTCGCTTCGGCGGCATTGCGGCATAACAGGAGCAAGTATGCACAATAATTTAGAAGTGAGTAAGTGGGAACCTGACACATTGGCACACACAATTGTAGACATGTGGGTGAAGTGGGATGCTGCGCGTAAAGATTGGAAAGATGAGAAGGAGGAGTTACGTGAGTATGTGTTTGCTACAGACACCACTAAGACGGAGAATAAATCTCTGCCTTGGAAAAATAGCACCGTAACTCCTAAGCTGACACAACTTCGGGATAACCTTCATGCTAATTACATGGCTGCTCTGTTCCCATCTGACGACTGGTTTACGTGGGAGAGTGGTGAGAAATCCCCTGAGTTGTTTAAGAAGCGCGTAGCCATTGTTAACTACATGAAAGAGAAGTTGAAAGCATCCAACTTCCAACTCCTTGTCTCTCAACTCATTTACGACTACATTGACTACGGCAATGTTATTGTTGGGCATAACTTCGTGTCTGAAAGCAAAACCGATTCTGACACAGGGGAAGTCATTAACATCTACACGGGCCCTCGTGCGTTCCGTGTCAACCCGCTGGACGTGGTGTTTAACCCTGTTGCCACTAGCTTTGATAAGAGTCCGTTCATTCGCCGTGTTCTTAAGAGCGTTGGCGACCTGATTGATGATGTGGAAACCAACCCCTCGCTTGGCTACGACAAAAGCGTGTTGGACAAATGCTTTCAGATGCGCCAGTCGTTCAGAGACAACCCTGATGAGATGAAGAGTGATGGATTGATGGTTGATGGCTTCGGTAGTTTGGAAGAATACATCACTAGCGACATGGTGGAACTCATTGAGTTTTGGGGTGATGTATGGGATAGCGACAAAGGAACCTACCATCGAGATATGGTTGTCACCATTGTTGACCGCAAATATGTTCTTAGGAACACTCCTAACAAGAGTTGGCTTGGCAAACGTCCATTCTTCCACTGTGGCTGGCGGCTGCGCCCCGACAACCTGTGGGCACAGGGGCCTCTCGATCAACTGATGGGTATGCAATATCGCATTGACCATCTGGAAAACCTGAAGGCTGACGTATTTGACTGCATTGCCTATCCTGTCATTAAGATTAAGGGCATTACGGTGGAAGAGTTTGAGTATGGCCCCGGAGAGGAGATTTTCTGTGGCGATGAGGGTGATGTGGAGTTTATGCGCCCTGATGCCACTGCTCTCCAAGCCGACATGCAGATTCAGGAGTTGATGAACCGCATGGAAGAGTTGGCTGGTGCTCCTAAACAGGCTATGGGGATACGCACTCCGGGTGAAAAGACCAAATATGAGGTGCAAACCCTTGAGAATGCGGCTGGCCGTATTTTCCAGAGCAAGGTGTATTGGTTTGAGAAGAACATTCTTGAACCCTTGCTGAACTCCATGCTGGAAGAGAGCCGTCGCAACTTTGGTGCGGTTGAGCGTATTAAGACCAAAGACCCAAAGTTTGGCAACGATGTGTTCATTGAAGTGAACAAGGATGACTTGGTTGGTAAGGGCAAACTCTACCCGATGGGTGCTCGTCACTTTGCTGAACAGGCTAAGTTTGTTCAAGAGTTGAACATGACCATCCAGACTGTGCAAGCCATCCCCACTGTAGCTGCTCACATTAGTGGCAAGGCTGTGGCTAAAGCGTTGGAAGAGGCCCTTGGCTGGAGCAATTGGAAGATTGTGCAAGATAATGCTATGGTGTTTGAACAGGCAGAGACACAGCGCCTTATGAACCAGATTCAAGAGGATATGGCAGTAGAACAGCAAGTGCCAGTTGAAGGGGCACCGCCAGTTGAAGGAATGTAAATGAGAGCTATTCTTAGTAAACATAAGCCTATTGACTGTAACAAGGAGCAATGGGAAAGCACTTGGAATAATATGGGGTATGGTCTTACAGCACTATGTAAGGCATTAGAAGAGTTAAAAAGTTCAACCTCTTCTGTAAAACCTGAAGATTTTAGTGTTCACAACCATTATGCTCTATTAGCCTATCAAGCTGGAAAAAGACAAGCATATCAAGAAGTTATAGATATGCTGCCTGAAAGTAGTAAAAATATTTAAAAAGTGATTGGACAAACACCCTGTATTTTGTGTATAATACATATAGGGTGTATTTATTATAAGGAATAGTATGACCGATACTACAATTTTTACAGCGGACAACGCTTCTACGCAACAAAACACTGAGCAAGCTGCGGCTCAGGCGGTGCAAACCGGCACTGCTTCTCAGGCACAATCTGAGATGGTGGCTGTCCTTGTAGGAGAGGGCAAGAAGTATAAGACTGTTGACGATTTGGCAAAGGCTTATGTCAATGCCGATGACTTCATTGAACAACTCAAGGCTGAAAACCGTGAGTTGAAAGAGAAAGTTGTCGCTGCCAAAACTGTCGATGATGTCTTAGAACGGTTGCAACAACAACCCGCTACCCAACAGGGTGACTCCCCTGTAGCCTCAACAGGCGTCGGAGTAGCAGACCTTACCAAGTTGGTTGAAGCTACCGTAACGGGACTGGAGACACAGAAGCAACGGAAAGAGAATATGCTGCGTGCAGACGCACTTATGAAGGAGGCGTTTGGTGAAAAGGCTGCTGAAAAGTTTGCCGAAGTAGCTGTCACTCCTGAACTGCACAAGGTGTATACAGACCTAGCTGCTGTAGACCCGGTAAAATTTGTTTCCCTGTTCACTGGAGCCAGTGCCAAAAACACTACTGCGGCGGATACGGGTGGTGTGAACACAACAGTCAATTACTCCTCAACCAATCCAAGTTCAAGAATGAACACACAAGGAACAAAAGAGTATTACGACAATGTGCGTCGCACCAAACCGTCCCTCTACTACAGTCAAGAATTTCAGTTGAACATGGACACTACGGTTAGGAAAAATCCTGACCTCTATTACGGAAAACGCTAAGGAGAACTAAATGTCGTTTGATTATTCAACAGTCAATACACATCTCGTTCGTGCCGAACTGTGGAGCGACCAACTGAAGGACATCCTTCAAGACCGTCTGCAAGGCATGAAATATGTGCGCTGGCTTTCTAATTTCCCTGATGGGAACATCCTCACAATCCCCTCGATTGGTGAGATTCCGATGCGCGAAACTGGTGAAAATACTCCGGTCGTGTATGACGCAATGGACACTGGCGAGTTCCAACTCACCATCGACCGTTACGTTGAGAGTGCTACTTACATCACGGACAAAGCCAAGCAAGATGCGTTCTATGCAAACCAACTGATTGCTTCGTTTGTTCCGAAGATGCGTCGTGCCATTGAAGAGAATCTGGAAACTTCGATTTTCGCTATGGCTGGCTCGCAAACACTGGCTGATGCTAACACCATCAACGGTGCTGCTCACCGCTTTGTTGGTGGTGAGACAAGCGGCAATCTGCGGTTTGAAGATTTTGCCAAGGCGAAGTTTGCTCTTGACAAAGCCAACTGCACAGGTGCTCGTGTTGCCATCGTTGACCCGTCACAGGAATACATCCTGAACGTAACAACGAACATCACGAACGTGAGCAACAACCCGCGCTTTGAAGGGTTGATTAACACGGGTTTTGTAAACGACATCACAGGCATGGCGTTCATTAAGAACATCTATGGCTTCGATGTGTATGTTTCCAACTACCTGTCTACTACATCGACGGATGAAAATTCGGCTTTGGGTGGTGCGAGTGTTACGTCTACCGGCTTTGTTCAAAACCTGTTCTGCTCCATTGGTGGTCAGGATGAAACGCCGTTTGTCGGTGCGTGGCGTCAACAGCCGCGTGTTGAGTATGACCGCAATAAAGACCTGCGCCGTGACGAGTATGTGATGAACGCTCGTTTTGGCCTGAAACTCTATCGTCCTGAGTCGATGGTGGTTGCTCTTACACCTACCACAATTAGCTAAGGAGAGATAATATGTCTACTATTGGCGTTCGTAAAGCGACTTGGACTAACAGTGATGGTCTTGTTATTGGTTTTGGCACCACACGCCCTGCGGTGGAAGGTGCTCAAGCTAAAAACTACGCTGGTAAAGGCGGTATTAAAACTGCCTCAGTGGTGTTTGATTGGCGCGACCTGAATGCGGCTCGTGCCATTAACATCCCTGTCATTGCTGGTTCGCGTGTTGTTGAAGTTAAACTTGTGGTTGAGTCTGGTTTTACATCTACAGGCACAAACACGATTACAGTGGGCGATGGTAATGATACAGACGGTTTCATCACTACTACGGCTGCTGACACAACCACTATGGCTACAACTGGTGTTGTAATTGCTTCTGATGGCGTGTATGTCTATGACGACACGGCTGACGGCGATGTTACAGCGCGTGAGTTTAAGCTGTATAGCTCGGCTGACACAATTGATTTGGCTTCTGCCCAAACCGACTGGACAGCGGGTGTTGCTGCGTTGGTTGTCACTTACATCTAAATGATGTGCGGAGTGGGGGAGCAATCCCTCACTCCTTTTCCTTTGGAGAAACACGTTGCCTAACGTATCTCACTCAAGTCTGACAGCAAGCAATCTGCACGAACCTAAAGGTGCTGCTTCTGCTAGTTCAGGACAAGTTTACATTGCTAATGGTGCTGGTAGTGGTAGCTGGCGTTACCTACCTCACTCATTCTGCTATTATGCCAACATTGGCACAGGGACTACATACACTACTCCCACAAGTTACACTTTGGTAAACCCCACTACGACAGGGGATGCCAACCAAACAAACTTTACACACAACAGTGCTGGTCGCCTGACATATACAGGGACAACCACCATTGATGTCACCATTACGTGCACGCTTACAGCAAAGCACAGTGGAGCAGCGCAAGATTGCTTCTTCCAACTGTATAAGAGTGGTAGTGGCATTGCTGGCGCAGAGGTTGTTGAAGAGGTGAATAACAGCAACTACTCTGGCCTCACCGTTGTTAGCCACACCTCTATGGCTACCAATCAATATATCGAACTCTATTGCAAAGCAGCTTCAGGTAACATCATCATTCACGCTGTCAACCTTAGCGCCATTGGGCACATCTAATGTTTGCCGCACTCCTATTTATATGTGTGAACGATTGGTGTGGATTTGTATCCCCTGAAGTGAATGCTTTTCGCACTGAACAGGCGTGTGCTGTAGAAGTGAAGCGTCTTGCTGAGGATGTTCTTAAGAACGCTCCGTCTGCTAAAGTGATGTTGACATGCCTTAAAGTGAGAGGCGAGGTAATCTGATGGCTAAGATGACGCTGCTTGAGATGGTTCAAAGCACTCTGAACGCAATGGACTCTGATGATGTCTCCTCCATTGATGATACAGTGGAGAGTTCACAAGTGGCCCTGCTGGTGAAGGAGAGCTACTTCGACCTCATTAGTCAACGTGATTGGCCCTTCCTGCGAGAGACATTCAGCCTGACAGGGTTGGCTGATGTGGACAATCCTACTCACATGGAACTTACAGAAAATGCTTCCAAGATTGATTGGATTAAATATAACAAGAAAGATGTTACATTCCTCGACCCCAAGACATTCCAAGATATGATTGACTTGCGTGTGGAAGAGGCCGGTGAAGTGGATGCTAACGGGTTTGTGTTGACACGCGACCCTCTCTATTACACCACATTTGATGACACCACCTTTGTATTTGATAGCATCGACCTTGATGCTGAAAGCACTTTGCAAGCTAGTAACACCGTATGCTTTGGTGTAGTGGTGCCCTCTTGGACACACGAGGATAGCTTCATTCCAACCCTCCCTGCCAAGATGTTCCCCACATTGCTTGCAGAAGCTAAGAGTAATGCGTTCCTCAACTTGAAACAACAGGCTAATGCCAAGGAAGAGAGGAAGGCACAACGTGGCCGTAACATCTTCCAGAATGAAGCATGGCGTAATAATGAGAGTGAAGGCAAATGGAATAGGAAGGTAAATTATGGACGTAGACGCTAATGACATTACCCGCCTCATTGAGAAACGTAATGAGCGAGTGGAACAAAAGGCAACACGTAAGAAAGAGTTTGAAAAAGAAGTAGAGAAAGGTGAGAAGAAGTTGGTAGCGGAGCGCACACCTAGTGGCCTCTACTACCTTCAGTTTAAAGGGGGTGGCACACTCCCTGAAGAGTTGAAAGGTAAGTTTACTTCCGTCAGCACCATCCGTAAGAAAATCATTACCCGTTACGGGAAGGACATTCTAGAGTGACTGTTCAAGTAGGGCAAGATGACCAATTCACCTTTGTAGCTGGCCTCAACACTGAAGCTGGCTATTTTACTTTTCCGAAGAACACTTGGAAAGATGGAGATAACATCACCCCTGATGTGAGTGGTCGCATTAGCAAACGCAATGCCCTAGACTTGGAAAGCAACTACTCCCTGTCCACAAAGAACGTAACGGCAGCGGATAAAGAGAGTTGGGCGTTCACTACAGGGAAGTGGCTTGCTGTAGCTGGAGATGGCGACCTTAACTTCATTGTTGGACAGTGTGGTAGATATGTGTTCTTTTACATTGACACTCCCATTGCTACATCGGGAAATAAGAAAACATTTGAGATTGACCTCAACTCCTACGTAGCATCAGGTAATACCTCTGTTGTTGGTAGTGCTCCCATTAAATGTGTGAGTGCTAACGGCAACCTCATCATCACTTCGCGTGATACAGACCCCATCCTTGTAGAGTATGACTCCTCCTTGAATAGCATCACTGTAACTGAACTAGCAATTCAGGTGCGTGATTTTAAGGGTGTGTCTGATGGGTATGCTGTCGATTTGCGTCCCGTTGGACTTACAACACAGCACCAATATAACTTATACAATCAGGGTTGGCCTACAGACAAGATAACGGCCTACTTCACTGCCAAGACGGTGTATCCTTCCAATGCTCAGAGTTGGGTGTATGGTAAGGATTCTAGCGACAACTTTGATAGCAACGTGCTGGACAAGCAAGACTTTGGAACCTCTCCTGCTCCCAAAGGCAGGTATGTCCTTAACGCCTTCTACGAAGATAGGGCCACTGCCTCTGGCATTGTTGGCCTCACAGTTGTGTCTGATGCCTTCCGTCCGTCTGTGTGTGCTTTCTTCGCAGGTAGGGCGTGGTATGCTGGTGTCAAAAGCACGCGCATTGGTAACAATGTCTATTTCAGTCAAGTGGCTTTGGATACCAATAAGTATGGCAAATGCTACCAAGATGCTGACCCCACCTCTGAAGTCATTAGTGACCTCATAGACACTGATGGTGGCGTCATTGCTATTCAGGATTGCGGTGAGATTATAGACATCCGTTCTAACGACAATGGCGTTATGGTGTTTGCCACTAACGGCGTGTGGATGATTGTTGGAACCTCACAAAACGGTTTCACTGCTACAGGGTATGAAGTGAAGAAGGTGAGCAACTATGGCTGTGTAGGACGGCAAAGCATTGTTGAAGTAGACGACGCCATTCTATTCTGGAGTTATAATGCCATCTGCCGTGTAGGTAAAGACCAAGTTGGAAGCACTGTTGTCACCTCCCTCACTGACTTGAACATTGCCACACTGTATGGCGACATCCCTTCTGTTGCAAAGCAATATGCCTCTGGCACTTATAACAGCAGTGATAAGAGTGTCTATTGGCTCTACAATAGGGCGTTGACAACAAGCAGTGCTGTGTTCCCCTACCAAAAGACAAACATCCTTGCACTGGATGTGCGCCTTACAGCTTTTTACACTTATAGTTTTTCTACAGACACCACTCTCCCTGTAGTTACAGACATCATTGTAACCAAGGAGACTCTAGATGAGACAGCTACATTTAACGTGGTGGACAATGACGGCAATCCCATCATTGACGGTAGTGGCAACATTGTTACAGCAACCATCTCTGTCACCTACGCTAGTGAAAGACAATATAAGTTGTTGACAGTGGTGCCAGATAGCACTGTTTTTGAAGTGAGTTTTGCTGACTTTTTGAACGAAAGAGATGCTCCTGAGCGTTTCTACGATTGGTATAGTTTTGACACTGTTGGGGAGTCATTTGATGCCTACCTTCTCACAGGTTATAGTTTTGCCCCTAACGGCCCTGCTAAATATAAACAGGGCCTCTACGTCATCACCTATATGGAGAGAACAGAAACAGGGTTTGATGTAGACTACGACCCACTGAATGAGAGTAGCTGCACCCTGCAAGGGCGGTGGGATTTCACAGACAATGCCAACCCTAACAAGTGGGATGCTGGTCAAGAGGTGTATAGACACAAGCGTATGTTCATTCCTTCTACCACCTCATTTGATGATGGCTACCCTGTCGTCACTGCTAAAAGTAAGTTGAGAGGGAGAGGGAGGGCACTACAACTTAAGTTTACAGCTAACCCTGACAAGGATATGGTGCTGTTAGGTTGGAGCATTCCTGTGTATGGCGGTAGCAATGTCTAAGCGCCACACTGTTCTTAAGAACGAGATGGGGACGTTGACATGTGAGATAAGTGAAGAAGGTTGTTGGTTTCTGCACTTTGAGTTGCACAAGTGGAGCAAGCGCCTTTATAAAGAGAGTTTGGTGTTCTTCTACAAGTGGCTACACACTCTCCATGAGAAGGGTGTGTATGCCGTGTTTGTCCTCATCCCTGAAGGAGATGACAAACTATACAAATGGGAAGAGATGTTTGGGTTTAAAGAGATTGATAGGAAGGGTGGTCAAATATTGATGGCCCTTTCAACAGGAGAGTGACATGGGGATGGGATTAGACATAGTAGCATATGCAGCCTTGGCTAGCTCTGCTGTAAGTTTTGTCCAAGGACAAGAGGCTCGTAAAGACCAAGCTGATGCCAACAGGCAAATGTCTGTTGCGCGTGAGCGCGAGTTTGAAGCACAACGCCAACGTGCTGAGGTGCAGAATGTTCGCTCTGTGCGTCAACAGATACGTCAACAGCGTGCTGCCGCTGCTTCCATTATGGGTAGGGGTGCCACTACAGGGACACTAGGTAGCAGCGGTGTT